TTACAACACCTTGAGCATTTGAGCTAGGACTTGCAACTGTTGTATTAGCTAAAACTTTGGTAGGACAAAGAAATAAAATTATTGCCCAAAGGTAGTTGTAGTTTCTGTTGTGGTTGTTGTGTTTATTGTTCTTGTTATTGTGGTTACTGTATCTAATCCTGGAGTTATCAGGGTTTCTTGAAGAGAAAAGGCTGATCCTGGAGTTACGACTTTCCATCTTGGAACGTCTTGTAGGCTTGGTGCTGTCCAACTAAAATTTACACCTCCAACTGTTTGTTCTGTAAGAGTCGTAGCTGTAGGGTTGATATATCCATTAAGATCTGATGATTCAATATTATGCCCTGATGCAGAATATGAATATCCTGTCCGATACTGATGGCTTGTGATAGTTTCATTTATTACTGATTCAGAAGTTGAAGAAGTCTGACTTGAACCACTACGAAATTGTGGCACGACAGGAACGGCTAATGTCCTTACAGGTAATGCTAATAAAACTAACCAAAAAAGTCTAGTCAATCGTAATACGAACAGTAGTAGAACCGATACAACTTGTTCCGCTACCTCCTGCTGTACAAGTATGTATTCCTGATGAAACTGATGTTAAAGCTAAGTTTCCTGCTGTACCACCTGAGATAACAGTAGTCTGACCACCAAGAACAGGGAGACTTGCAATACCGCTTGATGGAGTGATTGCTGATTGTGTTACGTCACCAGCTTGATAACTTTCTGATAATGAGAACGCTGAACCAGCCGTTGTAACTGATTTATTTGTATTTACTAAAGCTGGTACTCCATTACTTAAGCTGCCAAGATTTAATCCACCGATCCCATTTGTAACCACACTATCGCCTGTTCCTGTAGATGTTGTGACATTATTTCCGCTTATGCTGTAGCTAGATGGTGCAGCATTTGTAATTACATAAGGCGAGTCTATGGATATTTGTGCAGAGGTTACAAATTCCTGTTTTATATTGGCAAAAGCAGCCGATGGTAAAAATAAAAGTAAAGCAAATAGTTTTTTCATTTGATACCTACTTTGTTGTTTTTATTATCTACTATAGTATCTTTTTTCTTTTTTATCTGAAATCCTAGTGATGCAGTACTAGCTGAAAAAATACTTGCAATAAATGTGGGGTCAAAATCTACTAATTTTTTACCAGATGGCGGTTCGTAATATGAGAGGGACAATAGCGTTGCACTCCAAAGAAGAACGCAAACTTTGACAATGGTTTCAACTTTGCTTGGTTCCTGTTCTTCCATAAAAGTTAAGATTCTTGTCCAATACTAGCATTTTAGCTATGTTTGGGAAGTAACACATATTTTTTTCATGTATAAGATTCTAAAACCAATCTTAATGACCTTTTTAACGACAACTGCTGTTAAAAGGTTAGTGGTAGATTTATTAAAATCAATCGCCAAGCAAACTACCAATACCCTGGATGATAAAGCAGTTGAAATTTTAGAAAAACAACTTTTTCCCTAACATGAAAATTACTAAATTTCTAAACATTGATATAGAACCAGCACCTCCAGAGTTGGAACTAGAAATTGAAATGCAATGTAGAGAAATAATGAAAAGTGATAATTTGGACAATATAAAAAGATATTGCACACACATGGTTAGAAAAAAGTTTGACCAAGATATTTTTATGGCTTCATTATTAAACAGACTTATAGAACTAGAAGCTAATCGTGTTGTTACAGAGATGAGAAAACAAAAACCAAAAAATCCTATTGCAAAGTTTTTTCGTACTCGTTAAGTTCTTCATCAGTAAAGTCTCTGATAAATAACTTATCTATCTTGTCAATTTCATAATTATATTTAATGATTGCAGTTCTTATATGTTCTGTGACCCAACGGCCTTCATCATAAACTACTTGAGCTTTACCATTTTCTTTAATAAAAACATAATGATCCTGTCCTTTCATTTGGATTTCCAGGAAATTCTTTTCTAAGTTTTTACGTCTTATATCTTTTAATTTGCGTAATTTCTCTACTGATTTTCTTACTGGTTTCATTTTTCGTATGTAGAAGGTGGAGGTGTAATCCAATGACGCACACCATTAATAATTTTAAAATGAATATTTAGTAAAGGATCTTTTACTAAGTATTGTTTAGTTTTTTGCATATTAAAAAAAGTGAGGACTTACATTGACAAATCTTACAAAATCAAATGCCTCGTAATTAGAAAGGTAACTCTTCAGTAGAAGGTGCGTTCTCTATCTTCTGTGGATTAATGTTGCCAAATACCCCGTACTGTCCTTCCATCGCTTTAGAGAAGATTTGTACACATTTAGTTTTAACTTTTTCTTTTTTGTTGAAATCGTAGACTTCTCCATCTTTTGCTTTGGTGTTAACTAGGTTTTGTAAATGATCTATTAAATGAGTAACAGAGTCAACAGGAATTGTTAAATTCAAAACTTGTTGTCCTTCATTAAAACGATCATCGCTAATATTCCATTTAATAGGAAGTGGTAGTGCTGGATTAAAGTCAGCCATAATTAATTAAAAAATTTGGTTAGTAAAGTGTTAAAGAATGAATTAAAAGAAATCTTATTTTCTTTACAATGATTCTTTATTTTAACAGCAAGGTTGTCATTGGTTCTGACACTAAAAATGTTTTTGTTCCAATC